TAGAACATATGAAAAGCAAAAAGGATTAACAAAATAGCATCAGATAGATTATTTAGGATAAGAAGAAAGATGGCTAAAAAAAGAGACCCTAAAGTTGGAACAGGAAAAAAACCAAAAGGTTCTGGTAGACGCTTATACACAGATGAGAACCCAAAAGACACAGTTGGCATCAAGTTTGCCACAGAAGCAGACGCCAGAGCTACGGTTGCAAAAGTTAAGAAAGTTAGTAAACCATTTGCGAGAAAGATACAGATCCTTACAGTTGGTGAGCAGAGAGCAAAGGTAATGGGTAAAAATAAAGTTGCTGGTATCTTTAAAAGAGGCAAAGAAAGTATACGAAAGGCGCATAAAAAATGATGTGGTTTTGGTTATCTTTAAGTAAGTTTTTTAACAATATAGGTACTTATTTTTATTTTAAGCATATAGAAAGTTTAAGAAAAAGGCAACGGAGAAGATAATGGACATAGAAAAACTACGACAAGAAATAGAAGCTGACGAGGGAAACGTACATGAAATTTATTTGGATCACCTTGGTTTGCCTACTTTTGGGATTGGTCATCTGGTCCGTGATACTGACCCAGAGCATGGCCAACCTGTTGGTACACCTGTAAGTGAAGAGCGTGTAAACAGCTGTTTTGATAGCGATATACAAGGAACTATAACAGATTGTAAAAACTTATTTGATAATTTTGATGATCTTCCAGAAGAGGCACAATTAATTTTATGTAACATGATGTACAATTTGGGGTACACAAGACTAAGTAAATTTAGTAAACTTAGAGGAAGTATATCAATTATGGATTTTACTGAGAGTGCAAACCAGATGTATGACTCGAAATGGAGAACACAAGTGCCTAACAGAGCAGAGCGATTAATAAATAGAATGAAAGCATTAGGAGCGTAATATGTTACCAGCAATATTAGGAATGGCGGCACAGGCATTAATACCTACAACTATTATGCCTGCGTTTATGGCAGGTGCCATAGGAAGTGGTATAGGTTCTTTGTTGCAAGGTGGAGGCACAGATGAAGCCCTTGAAGCCGCTTTTTTAGGAGGCCTTGGTGGAGCTATAGGCGGACAAATGGGTGGAGCAGGCAGTGATGCTGTAAAGATGGGCGCTATGGATACACCAATAAAAGGTGTTTCTCAACTTTCAAGTTCAGGCGCACCTATGTCAGTGCCTGCTGGTGGTAACATACCATCACTTGATACATTAAAAAGCGGATTAACTTCTACTGCTTCATCACCTTCTTTTTTAAGTCAACTAGGGTCACCAACAGCTATTGGTACGGGTTTAGGCGCATCCTTTGCCGCTCCTCCCCCTATGAAGAAAGTAGAAGATGACTTTGTTGCGCCAAGAGGGAAGCCCATATCTGGTGATGTAAGAGAAATGCCTGATGATTATGATCCCGGAAAAGATCCAGAGTTTGATTTTGGCTTTCAAAGAAACTTTCAAGAAGGAGGTCTAGTGGCCTTAGGTAAAGAAATGGAAGGCGAGGGTCAAATGAATGACAAAGAGCTTATCAGTGCGGCTGTAGAGGCCATTAAAGGCACATCCGAGAACCCAGAGGTGATATTAGGTCAGTTTTTAGCAAAGTTTGGTGAAGATGCGTTAAGAGATCTAGTTGATAAAGTGCAATCTGGTCAGTTTGATGAAAATACTGGTGAGGGTGATGGTATGGTAAAAGGCATGGGTGATGGCATGGACGATATGATACCTGCGTCTTTAGAAGGAGAACAAGATGTTTTACTTAGTGATGGTGAATTTGTTGTTCCTGCTGACGTTGTTAGTGGCCTCGGAAATGGTAGTTCTGACGCAGGTGCGGATAAATTAGAAGACATGATGGATAGAGTTAGAGAATTAAGAACTGGAGGCAGGATGCAGCCACCAGATATACCTGATGAGATGATGTTGCCTGCATGATTTGCACAGCAGTGCCTCGTGAGGCAATAGATATAGTATGGCCTGATGTAATTAATATGCTTAATAAGGCTGTAGAGACAAGCAAAGGTAAGTATCATATAGATGATATTTACGAAGATTTAACAAAAGGTTTTTATAATCTTTGGTTAATTATAGATAACAAAGGTGAAGATAAGGTGATAGCGGCTTTAACAACTAGATTAATAAAATATCCTAACAGAAGCGCTATGGCAATGGATTGGGTGGGCGGCAAAAGAATGGCAGAGTGGTTGCCTATTGCTATGGAAAAATTAATTAGCTTTGCAAAAGATTGTGGATGCAGTCATTTAGAGGGTTATGGCAGGAAAGCGTGGATAAAGGTATTAAAAAGATATAATTGGAAACCAGAGTATATAGCTTATCGTATGGAGATAGACAATGGGTAAAGGTAGATCAAGACCACAACCAACAGAACAAACTGTAGTACAAAGTAATTTACCTAAATACTTTGAGCCATATGCAGTTGATATGATTCAAAGAGCTGAAGCTGAAAGTAAAAGAGCTTATACGCCATATGAGGGACAAAGATTAGCAGACGAATCAGCAGACTTAGGAACATCACGAGAAAGAGTAAGAGATATAGCTGATGCAGGTATTGCTGGATTACCAACAGCAATGACAGGTGTTCAGGCTGGTATGGGAAGAGCAGCGCAAGGTTTAGGTTTTCAAGCACAACAATTTGATAGTGATGCAGCACAGCAGTATATGTCACCTTATATGCAAAATGTAGTAGATGTGCAAAAGGCGCAGGCTATTCTAGACGCTCAAAGAGCTGCAGCGGGAAGAGGTGCGCAGGCGGTACAAGCCGGAGCTTTTGGTGGCAGTAGATCTGCAGTGCAGGACGCATTAGCTGGAGAGGCTTTATCAAGACAATTAGGAGAAATACAGGCTACAGGACAGCAAAGAGCTTTTGAATCAGCGCAACAACAGTTTGAAAGAGACAGACAGGCTAGAGAACAAGCAGAGAGATTAGGTATTAGTGCTGGTGAAAGTCTAACACAGCAGTCTACACAATTAGCGCAGTTAGGCGATCTTGCAAGAAAAGGCGATATACAAGCAGCAGAACTGTTAGAAAAGATAGGTAAAGACCAACAAGCAAGACAACAAGCTGGATTAGATTTAGCCTACGAAGATTTTGTAAGACAAAGAGATTTTCCAAGAGAGAGTCTAACATTCTTATCATCAATATTGCGTGGTGTTCCTGTACAACCATCAACAGAGACTGTTAAGTTTCAACAGTATAATCCTATCCAAGAAGCATTAGGTACAGGTATAGCAGGTCTTGGATTATATAGAGGGTTAACAAGATAATGAATATATTACAATTACAAGATGATTTAAAAAACTTTTCAGAAGAACAGTTAGTTAATGAAATGAGGAGGCCATCAGGTACGGCACCACAATATCTTGTATTGTCTGAAATGAATAGAAGACAAAGAGTTAAGTCTGACTATCAAGCCGCACAAGCATCGGACCCATCAACAGTGGCAGAAGAAGCAGTGGCTAGTGCAGGTGTCCCTGCATCTGGTATAATGGGTATGGCTCAAGCTATGGCTCCTAAAAGTGAAAGTTCACTTTCAGCTCCTAAACCACCTGCTATGATGATGCGTGAGGGCGGTGTTGTAAATGCACAACAAGGCACATATTTCCCATCAACACCTGAGTTATACGGTATATATGGTCAAGAATCTGGCTTTGGTAAGAATTTGATGGGTAGCTCAGGAGAGGTGGGGCCGTTCCAAGTTATGCCAACTACAGCTCTAATGCCGGGATATGGTATGTTGGAATTATTTCCTGAGATATCAGCACAAATAGGAAAAGGCAAAAAGTATGAAACAGCAGAGCAAGCGTATGCTGATAACAAAGAAAAGATAGATAGTGTTCTTATGAGTGGCGAAAAGACAGAGCCATTTGTAAAAAGCTATTTAGATGCAGCAGAGAAAAAGTTAGGAAGTAGAGACTTGGCTTTATTGGCATATAATCAAGGTATAGGCGGAACCGAGGGGTTTAAAGGCAATCCTTTAGATACTGATTATGTATCTGGTGTGAAAAGCAACATACCTATGTATGATGAAAGACCTATAAAACCTAATCTATTAACACAAATGATGACATCTACAGGAGAAGCCTCAACTCAAGATGATAAAAATGAAGATAAAAGTTTTCTAGAAAAAATATTTACTACAAAAATACCGGGATCTGAATATATTGACCCAATAGGTCCTTTATATAGATTTGGAAGAGACAAAATGGGTCCTGCTATTACAGAGTTTTATGATGATTATATCAAGGGCGCAAAACAAGGCGGTAAAGAAAAAAATATATTAAGAGCTATAGAGGGTCCTGAAACAAAGAAATATTTAGATAAGCAAGAAAAAATGGAATTAGGAGCTATGTTAGAGAGTGATATAGATTATACTGAGCCTAAGTCATTTCTTGATACAATAAAAGAGGCCGTGTCTAGTTCAGATGATGCACAGAGACAAAAAGATATAAAAGAGGCAAACATTAAATCAGGTGAAGTTGATAAACTCCCTGATGCAGGAATAGTTGCTGCTGGTATAGGTCCACAAATAACGAAACCACCAGCGGGATCAGGTGAAGGGGACCAAAAGAAAGCTCCTACGTTAGATGAGCAAATAATAGCAATGCAAGAAGATCTTGCTAAAAGCAGAGAACAAGACAAATGGCTTGCAATAGCTCAAGCGGGCCTTTCTATTATGGCATCAGATAAACCTACACTTGGACAAGCGATAGGAGAGGGCGCTGGTGTTGGTCTGCAGGCTTACAGAGATGCACAAGAAAGATATCAAGAAGGCGTTGTGGATTTATTAAATGCAAGAGCTAAATTGGCTAAAAATAAAACTACATTTTCAAGAAAAGATGCTTTAGCGGCAATAAACTCTTATAATACACAAATAACAAAACTTCTTTCTGATCGAGAAGGTGTATTTAATGAAGAAGACAAAGAAAAAATTAATCAAAAAATAAGAAATCTAGAGTTTCAAAAATCACAATTATTACCTTTTGCTGGTATAATTGGAAGAGAAACCACAACAAAAGCAGAATATATGGGTGCATAATGGGTTTATATAGAACTATAAGCCAACTTGACGGTCTAGAATATAATTTTGAAATAGACGGAGACAACCCAAGTGAAGAAGAATTACTTGCTATACAAAAGTATATAGCAAATCGGGGTCAAGATAATATAAATAAAGAAGTTCCTGATGATGGTAATTTATTTACAAAAGGTGTATCAAGAGGAATAGACCAGTTACAAAGAGCATATGGTGATGCTCTTGTTGGAGTTGGTAAAGGCTTTGGTATAGAAGGTCTTGTAAATTATGGGCAAGAAGTATCAGAGGAAAATACTAGACAATTAGAAGAACAAGCAAAGGATGCACGAAGATTAGATAGCATCAATAATCTTTCTACATTTGGTGACTATGCAGCATCAACATTTGGTGAGCAGTTACCAAATTTAGCCCCATCGGTTATAGGCGGTGTTGTTGGTTCTATTTTTGGACCTGCTGGTACAGTTGGCGGTATTAAAATAGGAACAATGATAGGTGCAGGTCTTGCTAATTTGCCATACTTTTACGGTACTTTTGTTCCATCTGCTACAGATCCCGTTACAGGAGATGTTAATCAACTAAAAGCACTTACATATGCAGCTCCATCTGCCGCCTTGGATACATTAGGTGATTTATTGGTTACTGCAGGATTTGCAGGTAAATTATTGTCAGGTGGAGGTTTGTTTACTAGGGCCGGAAAAGGCGTAGGTAAAGGTGTTGCAGCAGAGGTCCCGACTGAAATAGGTCAAGAAATATTACAAAGACATGCTGAAGGCAAACCTCTTTGGAATCAAGAGGCATTAGACACATATATAGAAGTTGCTGCTGCCGCAGGTCTTGTTGGTGGTACAGTTAGTTCTGTTGGTAATATTGTAGGTGGTGATAAAAAAGAACAACCTGACAAGATTAGTCAATTAGATAGTGACGATAGAATAATGGCACAACAAGTTCAGACTATGAATACAAATGCTGTTAATTTTATTAATCAACAAAAAGATATAGAAAGTTTTAAAAGCACAGATGGCAAATTTGTAACTCTTTCACAACTTCCAGATCATATTCAAGATGAAATTAAAGACAAAAGACTACAAAGCATAAGTTTTGGAGATATAGCTTCAGGTGCGCTTGCTCAACAAGATGTGGATAATAAAGTTAATACTGAAACTCTTACACAAGATGAGCTTGATGTTGCTATAGACAGAACCAATGATTTAGAAGCTGACACAAAAGATTTAGACTATAACAAAGTAAAAGATGCTGTTAAAAAAGAAGGGCAGTTTACACAGGCCATAGCTAAGAAGGCATTAAAAACTAAAAGTAAAAAGCCGATACCTCAAACTAAGATAAATGGCATTAGAGATAAGTTATTACAAAACAATGTTATAAAGAAAGACAAAGCTAAATTAGTTGCCACTTTGTCCGAAGAGCAAGATATTAGGATTAAATCAGAGCAGCTAAAAGCAAGAGTTAAGTCCATTATGAAAGATATGGATAAACTACAAAAAGAAAAGAAAAAGTTGGGTGCTATAGGTGATTTATCCATAGATCAGGTCAATAGACTAGATGAGATTAATGGAGAGATAGATGATCTAAGCAAGAAATACAGCGACACATCAAAGGCAGCTACTAATTTAGCAAGTAGATCAGACAGAAAACTGGGTAAAAATGTAATTCGTCTTGGTCAAATAATACCACCACTAGAGGCAAAAAATGCATTTGATAATGCAAATTTTAAAACAGATGAGTATAAAGCAAAACAAAATGCAGTACAAAAATCATTGAAGGCATCTCTAGCTGCTATTGGATTAGGTAATATTAAGTTAGATTTTAAACCTATACTTACACCTAGAGGACAGCGGCCAGAAGAAGCAATAGCAGAAGGGACTGTCACAGAGGGTGTGTATTCTAATAAAACTATAGCTCTAGCTATGGAAATATATGACCCAAGCCTTACAGAGACTGAGCTACAGCAAAGATTAGGCTCTGTAATGAATCATGAAATAATACATGCTTTGTTTGAGTTAGGTGTATTTACACAGCAAGAACAGAATATTTTAGTAAATGCAGCTAAAAATAGAAAATATGTGCAGATTATTAATGGAGAAAAGGTAGAGAGAAAATACACATATCTAGATAGAGCTAATAGAATGTATCAGACTAAGTCTGATGGCTCTAAATATACAGCAGAAGAGCAGGCAGAAGAAGCTATAGCTGAGTTGTACAGAGACTTTGCTGATGGCAAAATTGTGTTAGGTGGCAAGCCTAAGACACTATTTAGTAGAATAATAAACTTTTTTAAAACATTATTTCAATCACACAAAGATGCAGGATTTAATAAAGCTGGTGATTTATTTAGGGATATTGGTAGCACAAACTTTCAAAGAAGAGTATCTGAGGCAGAGAAGAAAAGTGCATCACCAGATGCTTTACAAGACTCAATAGAAAGAGAAAGTAGATTGGTAGGACCAAGCATCATACCTGATAATGTTTTAGAGACAGCACAATTTATAAGAGCAAATAAACAAAACTCTACAGATCAAACAAAAATAATGAACAAGCTATTTAAGAATAGAAATCTTGAAGAAGGCGAAATGGTTACAGTTAGACCTAATTTAAATGGCTTTGTGCAATTAGATGATGGAAGCATAGGGATGACACAGACAGTACACCCTGCTAAATCATACGGCACTGCGTTAGGATACGATAGCGTTATAGCTATAAAAGATAGTGAGCTTATGGTTTCACCTCAAAAAAGAGCTGACATATACAAAGGTGTAACAAGAACTGGTGTTAAGCAAGACAAAGTTCCTATGGCTGGTGGTTATGGTGGTATAACAAATATATCCAGACAAGAGATAGAAGATATTGTTTCTAACCCTGATAACATCTTATCTTTTAACCCGGGTAGTGAAGCCAGAGGTATAAATGGGACTCATTTATTTACAGATAAAAATGGATATGCAGTTAAATCTATAAAGGGAACAGCAGTTCATCTTGGTAGTAAGGTTTTTGTAAAAGGGAACGTTAACTTCTACACAGAGGATAATGCACCTAAGCCTGTGGATAACTTGCCATCAGATGTAAAATATGTACCTTTTGAGACAGAAACCTCATTGATAGATAGAAAGAATCAAGAAAAGTTTAGTCAATTACGAGGTGAGATAAGAGCCAATATATCCGCAGCAACTGATAGCATAACTGGGTTAAGTGAACTACAAAAAGCAGCAAACAAAGGCGATGAAGATGCCATGGTTGCGCTACAAGAAGTTGCAATAAACTCTGTTGATTATTTAACTCAAGCAATACCAAATGTAGAAGTAGAGTCCACACCAGCCTATGGTTTGTACGGTAGTGATCTAGAGCCTGCCGTAGGATTAAAGATAACATTTGATGAAGGAAGAAAAGATCTAGCTTTATCTGCTCTTGAGAAATTTGCTCGAAACTTTAATCAAGAACAAATACATGTAAGACAAAGGGTGGCTGATAGATTTGGAAGATTTAATAATCTAGTTGGTTATCAGTTTGGTGATGGTAGTTACAACACACCTGTGGTTAATTTTAGATTAACAGAGTCCATACCAACAAAAGAGTTATCAAGTATAATAGATAAAACAGGATTGGCAGGTTTTACTGTCACTGACAAATCATTGCAGGCTTATTACTTAGGAGACCCAAATGACAGAACAGCAATCAGAGACTTTAGAAAATCAGTTAGAGGAGCAAGAAAACTTCTTGGACCAAGAATTTCAAGCCTTGATACAAGAGTTGAAAGACTCTGGGCTTACGGTTCAGGATACGGGGCCACAAATTCCTATGAACAAATTAGAGGCGACTTTCCACTCCCAGAGACCGATCAAGCAGACAAAACAGCAAACAGAATAGCTAATAGATTAGCACAAAGACTAGTAGATCCAACTGTACAGGCTAAGACTCTTACAGACAAACAGAAGAATCTACAGATGGAAATAGCAAAAGACTATGATGCTATGGGTATAAATAACTTAGATAATCCAACCGTTAGGAGAGCATATACTGAATTAGCACAAGAGGTTACAGAGCAATACAATGCAATGCCTATAAAGGTAGAGATATATCAAGACGAAGGTGAGCCATATACAGGCGCTAGAATGTCAGAGGCCATGAGAAAAGATATACTTGCCAATAATCATCTTTATATTTTTGGAACAGAGGCTGATACATTTGGGCCGGAAGGCGTGGTCTATGATAATCACCCCTTATTAGAACCAACAAATATAGTAGATATAAACGGAAGACCTATGCTTGTTAATGATTTATTACGAGCTGTTCACGATTACTATGCGCATACAATGTCCACTGTTGGCTTTGGGCCGTTAGGAGAAGAGGCTGCTTGGCGTAATCACATGATTATGACTAAGAGTCCTTATGCAAGATGGGCTTTGACGTCAGAAACAAGAGGACAAAATAGTTGGGTCAATTTTAATGAAAGCGCTTTAGGTGTAGAGAAGCTATCAGATAGGCCGTTTGCAGAGCAAAAGGTTGATTTACTACCTGTTAAATATCTTATTACTAATGATCCTGAGGTTGATGCTAGTCTTGGCGAATTAACAGATAGCAATTTTGATGCAGATCCTGAGAAATATTCTATCAAAGGAATAAAGCCTAGAGATTTAACAATATTAGATAGAATGGATGAGAACGGTCAATTTGAACAAAGGGCTAAAGTTGGTTCTGTAAAGATGACTGAAGCTGTAAAACAACTGCATGCAGAAAGAGGCAATATAACACTTGATATAAATAATGCGGAAGATAGAGAGCTTGCAGAATTAGCTATGTTTGAAGAGTTAAAAGCTCAGGTAGAGGCAGATGAGTCAGCTATTGGCTGGTATGATGATAAGATCAAATTAGCAAAAGAGTTATATGCAATATCAATTCCTATAATTAAAACTGATAAAAATGCTGAAGCTGCATTTGAATTTGTGTTAGCCATATCTTCTAACGGTGAGGCAGTTGTTGCGCAAAGCAATGCTTTAAAAACACAAATGCAAAACTGGGAAAGAACTGGTGAGTTATTATTAGAGAATCAAGGCAATCAAGCATCTGCTATGGAGAAATCTTTTTTAACGTATAATATATTAAAAAAAGAAAAAGGCATGACAGACTTGGAGATAAAGAAGTTTTTACAAGTTGTTAGATCAAAGAAAGAAATAGAAAATGATCCATTAATACAATCTTTAACAAGTCTTACTGGTGGTAAAGTTACATTTAAACAAGAGACAGCAGATGAAATGGTGCCAATGTCTTTTATATTTGGTAGTAAAATAGGTGCTTTTTATCAAAATATAATAGGGAACTATGACTATCTTACTATGGATAGATGGTTTATGCGTTTTGTAAATAGAATATTTGGCGTACCATTTAGAACAATAGGAGAGACAACTCTTGTAAAAAATAAGCAAGATGCATTAAGAGAGTTTCAGAAGGCACTAGAGTCAGGCACAGAAGATGAAATTAGTAGAATTAAAGTTGCAACAGATGAATTAGGCACAGATATAATTAATATATCGAATGTTGGAGAGCTTTCCACTTTAATAAATGGTAGATTTAATAAAGATATTGAAAGAATAAGAAGAAAGAAACTTGGAACAAAAGAATTTATAGATACATATAAAACAGAGTTTTTATCAAGAGCGCAAAGATTAGCTGAAAACTTAGAGACAAGATTACAAGAAACACCAAAGACACCAACTAATAGAAAACAGTTTAGGGTTTTGTATAATAGGGTTATTGATAGATATAACAGACAGACTAATAGACAGATAACGATTGCTGATTCACAGGCCGTGTATTGGTACGGTGAAAAAAGATTATTTAAGAGCATCGGGGTAGCCCCGGGACAAGGCAGCGATAACGATTATGTAGACGCAGCAATAGCATTTTTAAGAAAGGAAGGCATAGATGACCAAACCATTGGAGAAGCACTCCCCCCAACAGAGCGAGAGCGACTCGCTGATAAGCGAGGTGCAGGACAAGGATCTATCGATTCTACTGGACAGGTTAATACAAATATCGGGTATGAAAAAAGAGAGTACACCGAAGAAGAATTAGTTGATTATGATCCAGCTAGAGACGTTGACCCCAAAGATTTAGAGTTAATTAAAGAAACAATAAACGATCAAAAGTTTGCCATGATATCAACTGGCAAACAAAACTCTGCATATGGTGCAACAGGAGAGCTGGGTAAATATTTATATGGTGTTATAAATTTAGATAATAGAAGCCTTCCTGTGTTTTTTGTAGATGGTAAGCATGAAGAAATACCTAGAGGTAATACATTTTTATATAGTGGATTTGGAAACGATCATATTACAGCAGTAAGGCCAACAACTGGCAAAAGCCATGAACAAGAGTTATTAGAAACATTTAAGTATAAAAATATAAAAGATTTGTTTTATGATAATCTTGCAAAATTATACTACCAGCAGAATAGGGATGATGTTAACAATGGCGTAGAGATCGTTAACACTACAGCAACAGGTGTTAGGCTAGAGTTTAACAGGACCCCACAAAGAGGGGCAAAGCAAAATAAATTTGTTATGCCTCTAAAATTTGTTAAACGAGGAGAAAAGTTAGATGAGACAAGTCCTTCATTTAAGTTTGATTCTTTTGTTATAAGAACAGGTTATCCAGAAGAAAAACTATTTAAACAAAGCGTGTTAAGCACTGCTTCTATGAATCAGCAAGAAACACCTATGAGCGCTGAAATAGATCAAGGTATATCTAACACGAGAATAAAAATACAGTATGATAATTTATCTAGAGTTTTAGCAAAGGTTGGGCATAAGTTTACTTTAGGTAGAGTTGAGGAAGACGATTTAAGAAAAGCAGCTCAAAATTTATTGATTCAAGTACAGGATAGATTCTTGCCTATAGGTGCTTTAATGGACAGATTAAGAGAAAATGGAGCTAAAATAACAGATGCCATGGATACTTATATGCAAGAAGAGTTATTTCATGGAATAGCAGGTGCAAAAGTAGAAAAAGCACAAAAAGAGTTTTTTGACCCAATGATTAAGACTATAAATACATTAGATGTTAATCAAGACTCATTAAATACATTATCAAGGATATCAGGATTTTATAAAGCTGCTAGTGATGGCAGATATCCTAGTAAAAAAATGGCACTTGCAGATGCCATCCTTTATGCTGCGCATGCGAAAGAGAGGAATGATTATTTAAAAAATCCAATTGCATCTGGTATGCATACCAATGAGGCTGATAGAATAAATAAATGGATATTGACATTACCTGACTCTGAGAAAACAAAGATAAAAAATATTAAAAACTTTGCAAAATCCATAGTTAAAAACACAAATGAAGAGAGAAAACAAGGCGGTCTTATTCCAGAGGTGTTTACTGATAAAGAAGGTAATCAGTATGAAAGAATATATGAAAACTATGTTCCATTAAGAGGTGATTTAAACTTTGAAGATGAAGCAGATAGCGACAGCAAGAAAGAAGAGAGAGCTGAAAACTTTGTAATACAAAATTTATTTGGTGCCACGAAGAGACCGGACCGTAAAGCACGGGGAAGAATAAGATCAAAAGAGGGCGAATCAGAAGATTTTTATGCAGAAAATATAGTTGCTACATTATTTGTACAAAATAATAAGTCCATAGCAGATGCTGAAAGAAATAAAGTTGGTTTAAGTTATTTAAATCTTGTTAGAGGTATAGAAGATGGCTCTACAGAAGTTAACGATAACTTAAAGAAAGAAATGCAACATAATAGTGGTGTATATTTTAATAAAGACGATATACCAAAAGATAGACTTGAAAGAGAAAAATATCTGACTGTTAGAGAAAATGGCAGAAATGTATATATAACAATTAAAGACGACAGAATAGCAAGAGCTATGAAGGGATTTATGACTCCTGATAGTGTAGGCAGTTTTACAAGAGCCTTAGGTAAACTGAACAGATATTTATCTAATATTAATACAACATATAATCCATCTTTTGTTATACCAAACTTTGCTAGAGACTTAGGAACTGCTGGTGTGAATGTTCAGCAGTATGACGAAAAAGGTTTAATGTCTGAAGTCCTCAAAAGTGCGCTACCTGCGGTGAAAGGTATATCTAAGAATCTAAGAGATGGAGATGTTGATAGCTTTTGGGCAAAAGAGTATACAAAGTTTGTAGAGTCAGGTGGTAAAAACGCAACCAACCAAATGAATGACCTTCAAGATCAAATGAATAGTATAAATAGTATACTTAGTGATGTGTCTGATAATAGTAAGAAAGGAAAACTAGGCTTAGTTAAGAAAGGTTTTGGTAAATTAGGTAAGTTCTTAGATGATTACAATACAGCAGTTGAAAATGGTGTGCGTGTCTCATTATACACAGCGCTTGTAAAAAGAGGGGTTAGCACAGCTAGGGCTGCACAAGCAGCGAGAAACCTAACAGTTAACTTTGCGAAGGGTGGAGAGCAGAAGCAATTTTTAAATTCATGGTATTTATTTTATAATGCATCAATGCAAGGATCAATGGCGCTGATAAACGCTGCGGTTAAATCGAAGCGTGTAAGAAAAGTGTGGGCTGGATTATTTGTTTATGGAGTTATGCAAGATGCATTTAACTCATTGTTATCAGGTGATGAAGATGAAGATGGCATTAAAGATTATGATGAGCTTCCAAGATATATACTAGAGCATAACTTTGTATTACCAACATTTGGTTTAGCAGAAGATAAGTTTATTACAATACCATTAGCATATGGAATGAA